ATGGTAAGTTCGATTAGTCTTTGTTTAACTTGTGTTTAAGTGTGGTGTGTTGTATTTTTTTTTGCTCTTAAAATTATAGTTGAAAAAAAATTGATTACTTTTTTGATACTTATTCATAGTACCAAAAAAGCAAAACAAACAAATCTTTTAAAATGATGAATGTAAGCGACATCTGCGACTTACCAAGCAACATCTGCGACTTACCAAGCAACATCTGCGACTTACCAAGCAACATCTGCGACTTACCAAGCGACATTATTTTATTGATTATTAAACAACTTGGCAATTACGAATATGCAATTGGTCTAAACATTACTTGTAAGTCGTTGTCTAAGTTGATTTCAAAATTTGCCTTAACAAAGGAGATGTTTGCCGTGTTGTTTAGCAGATTTAATCCATATGAGTTACAGAAATATAATCCACATCGTAAGTATATGTCAAGATGTGTGAATGAGCATTGTAAAGAGGAAACCCATAACGCGTGTGAATACATATGGGAGGCTCACGATGGACTTGGTTATTTACACAGAAAACAAGATGCACAAAACACAAATTTAATGGTAATTAATAAGAAAAAATTCTGGTTTCGCTCTCCTTATTGTTGTGAATGCTTTAAAAGACATGTTTTAGTAGGAAACAACAAAAATGTTGCGCAACATTACGGAAATTATTGTTATGGAATGCAGCAAGTAGTTGTAACCTTTAACACAACACAACCCTCAACTTGGTATGATTGTGCTAGAAATTGGTATGCTCCATTAGTTGAGAGACAGGTGCGTCTTTTAAATGGTTATTATGAGCCATCTTATAGAGAGTGCCTTCTATGAGGGCATTAAATGCTTATTTGTTTTGTCTAGTGCTTAGTGTAGTGCTTTAATGTTATTTTTTTGCTTTAGTGTTTGTTTTTTATTTAAAAGTAATTTGCCACTTATTGTTTTAGTCAATTTATTTTTATTTGTTTTGCTTGTTTTTAACATCATTCTTTTTTTACACGAGAATCCATTTATTTTTAAATTTTTACGTTGTACTACGCTATGATTACATATTCCAATAGCTCGACTTTCTTTGTTACTTGGATTAGGAACTTTTTTAATACAACTACATAATTTCTGCGCTATTATTTTTTCAACCATTTTTTTTATAGAACTTAAAGATGTGTTTGAATTTATTTTAATATTATAATAATTTAAAATATTAATATAATCCTCTTTTGTTAAATTCATTAACTATTATATTATAATTTACATATATTTTTTATAAAATAACATATATTTTTTATAAGATTATATATATTTTTTATAAAATTACATATATTTTTTATAAAATTACATATATTTTTTATAAGATTATATATATAATTACTATGAATGCTAAAAAAATATTTAATTATACATTAATACTTTCAATAATAGTCCAAATATTTACATTTGTAATAAGTATTCATGGTATTTTTGCTGAAATTCCAGCAGTATATTATTTAATAAAAGACTTATTTTTATTGGAATTATTTGTTCAATTAATTGAAGGAGCATTTTACATATGGTTAGCATTTAATTTTTTAAAACTTATTAATATAACTCCTAAAAGATATTTTGATTGGGCACTAACAACTCCCACTATGCTTATTACATTAATTGCTTACTTAATATTTCTTAATGCCAAAGAAACAAATCAAACGCAAGGTCTAACTTTATATTCTATTTTAACTACTAATTCTAATGTTATTATACCAATATTGCTTTTAAATTGGGCAATGTTGCTGTTTGGTTATTTGGGAGAAATAAAAGTTATTCCTGTGCTATATTCTATAATTCTTGGATTTATACCTTTTGTCATATATTATACTATGATTTATAGCAATTTTGTTCAAAAAACTAATGATGGTTATATTTTTTTCTTCTATTTTCTATTTTTTTGGTCTTTATATGGATTTGTTGCTGCCTTACCTTATTACACAAAAAATATACTATATAATATATTAGATCTTTTTGCTAAGAATTTCTTTGGTCTATTTTTAGCCTATATAATTTATACTGGAAACTATTAAACATATACTTTTTGGTTTAAATATTAAGCATCATTTATAGTATAAGCTATAATAAAATGCTAATAAATATTTTATATGGCAAAATTATTTTATAATGTTATATTAGAATTACACAAGTGCTATGTTGATAGAAAATGCTATTCCAAATAGTATTAATTATGTAATCGTGTTTGATTTAGACGAAACACTCGGCCACTTTTCACAATTATATGTATTTTGGTCATTACTTACAAACTATATTAATAATAGTAATGAAATGCTGTTTTTTAAACTATTAGATTATTTTCCTAAATTTTTGCGCCCCAATATATTAAATATATTGAAAAATATTAAGCAAAAAAAGGAAAAAGGATTATGTAATTATGCGATGATATACACTAATAATAATGGTCCAAAATCTTGGGCTATTATGATTCAAAATTATTTTCACTATAAATTAAAATATCAATTATTTGATAGAATAATTGGAGCATTTAAAGTAAACGGACAAATTATAGAAGTTTGTAGAACTTCGCATGGAAAGTCAATGAAAGATTTAATAAATTGCACAAAATTACCATCAAATAGTCAAATATGTTTTATAGATGACCAAATACATAATGAAATGTATAATGAAAATGTATTATATATAAACTTGAAACCATATAGTCATAATATTAATTTTTTAACTATGGCATCTAGAACTTATGATAAAATGTATACTTATTTTCCTAATAATAAATCAAAAGAGGATTTCCTAGATTTTATTGCTAGCAAGACACAAAATTACAAACTAGAATATTTAAATAAATCAAAAGTAGAATATAATATTGAACAAGTTTTCGGTAATGTATTAATAAAAAAAATAGACGCATTTTTTAATTCTAAATCAAGAAAATTTACAAAGAAAAATAAAAAAACATAATTACAATGATTAAATTTTTTAATTGAACATTTTTACAACATCATTATTTACATTGGTACCTAGTCCATTTATACTATTGCTTATAATATATTTAGCATTGCTTTGTAAATAAGTTTCAATAGAACCTATAATTGTGCTCGATAATAATAAAAATACACCAGAAGAAAATACTAATTGTCTATCATATTCTCCAAATTTGCGTTCGTTATATGTAATAGGATTATAATATATAACTAATAAAGAACCTATATATATACGCAAAAATGACTTCAAGTATTCTAAATATTGTGGAGCAAAACCACCAACACCTAATAAAACGATAATATACAATATGAAACTTGCTCTTAAGGAATATAAGAAAAATATTTCATTCACTTTCGTGATTTTATACATTTTATAGTTATTTATTAATATGTATAAATAATAAAAATTATAAGCTATAAACTATAACTTATAAACTATAAATAATAAAAATTATAAGCTATAAACTATAACTTATAAACTATAACTTATAAACTATAACTTATAAATTATCTTGTAATTACCAGAGATTTTATAGAAACGTATTATGTGAACTTTGAAAGTTGTCCAAGACCCCCCATAAAAGTATTAGTTAAAGCTTAAAGTTCACTTTTTTGTAAAATATAATTTGATAATTTTTTTGGGTTTTGGACATTTATAAATGTCCATTTTTGATTTTTAAGAACCTTTATAGAATTTCTGATAAATTGTATTTGTAAAAAAGTATTTGTCAGCATTAAGATATAAAAATGTTTAAGAAGATGCCTTAAATTACCTTACCATAAATATTTTTCAAGATTTTTCAAATTTTTGCGCGTTTTTTATAAGTATAAAATACTTATAAAATACTTATAAATTTCGCGAAATTTCGCGCATATCTTCAATATTATTTTTATTTGTTATGATATATGTATTTAAAATATTATTTTACTACTAATTATTACAACCGGTATTTTTAAAATACTTATATTTGCGCGGAAATTTTTAAAAAATGATTTAAGAATTTATTATAAGTATATAATACTTATAAATGACTTATAAAAAAAGCGCAAAAAACTCCGTTTTTTATGAATGTAATTTATGTCATTATAATACGTGTAAAAAAGGAGATTACTTTAGACATTTACAAACGCAAAAACATAAAAATAATGAAATACTTATAAATGGCGCGCCCACAACAAATAAAAGTTTTACTTGTGAATGTGGAAAAAAATATAACCATAATCAGAGTTTATACAATCATAAAAAAAAATGCGATTTTAAGGTTGTAAGCAATAAAAATGAGGAACCGAATTGCCAAGTTATTTTGCCAAATAATATTGACCAAAACATAATAATGAAGTTAATATCCGAAAACAATGATATAAAAAATTTATTGCTAATACAACAACAACAATTATTAGAGCAACAAAAACAAATTGGAGAACAACATAGGCAATTGGTTGAAATAGTGCCTAAAATAGGTAATATAACAAATAACACGGCACATATAAAACAAAATTTTAATATTAATGTTTTTCTAAATGAGCAATGTAAAAATGCGATAAATATGAATGATTTTATAAAGCAAATAAAATTAACACTGGAAGATTTAGATTTAACAAAAAATAAGGGGTTAGAAATTGGATTGAGCAATGCTATTATTCAAACTATTAATAAAATGTCGCTATTTGAAAGACCTTTACATTGTACAGACCCAAAACGCGAAACATTGTATATTAAAGATAATGATTTATGGGAAAAAGATAGTGATAAAACAAAAATAAAAGGGGCTTTACATAATCTAAATAAAGCACATTTTAAATTGATTCAAGATTGGATAGTTGAAAATCCTGATTTTAAAGAAAATGATGCTAAGCAAGACTATTTTGCTTATTTGTTGAAAACTTGCTCTGTTAGTTTAAAGACAATTGATGACAAAATTATAAAAAAAATATGTGCTTGTAACAATTTAAAAGACAATTTAAAACAATTAGAAAATATTAATTGGGATTAATTGGCAAAAATAATTATATATATTTATATTAGTTTATAATGGGTTTTAAATTGGCACTTGACTTTATTTGTGGCATAAATAAAACCACTAACTCTATTTACTCACTTTTACCTCTTATATATAGTGTTACAACAATAATATTTATAATATTAGGAATTACTGGTGTAATAGCATTTGGTTTAGGATATAAATTTAAAAATGTTGCGCGCAATGTTTATGGTTTTGTTCACTTAATAACAACTTTTATTAGTATGCTAATAATATTTAATCTTACATATTGTTCACTAGTTATTCCAAGTAATTCTGTAGATGTGAATAAAGCTGCGAGTGAATTGAACAATAGTTCTCCTATACGCAAATCTACAAAACATACTATTGGAGGTTCACAACAGGAGGGGGGGGATAATATTAAAGATAATATATTACAAATGATTCAAAAAGTTTTTGACTTTATAAATAATTTACTTGAAAATAATAGTGTTCCATTTATTATTGCGCAAGTATTATCTACAAGTATAATTGTAATAATTTCTACTTTAATGTCTGCTATATTTAGTGGTATATCTAAGGCAGGTTATGAAATGCATTGTACTGACAGCAATCAAGTTTTTAATATTCCTTGGTGGGGAAAATTAGTAGATTTTTTTATGCATTTATTTTTAGTTATATCATCTATTTTTGTAATATTTTACTTTATTTTAAAAATGGTGAAAGATGGATTTAGTGCTATAGGTTCGGGTTTTGGTTTAAAATCTGGTTATGTTAAACCGCTGACTATTCCAGCAGCTGTTAGTAATCTAGCAGATACTATACCGCACCCTGATGCTCGGCAAGCAATTATTGAACTTAGTTATGCTTTGCAAGAATGGCCAGTAGTGAGAGCAATATTTGTTATAACATTATCATATTATATAATACAATTGTTTTTAAGGTGGTTTGAAGATATTATTTCTAATAATATTGTTTTACTTTCTAGTTGGAAAAAAAGAGAAACCGAATGTAGCGATGAACCAAATAAAGAATCAAAAACAAAAATGGAAAGAGGATTCATATTATTTTGTAATATATTACTATTTATACTATTACTTGTAATTACATTGGCATTATTATATATTAATATTATGTTCTCTAGTGTTATTCGCCAAGTTCTCATTCAAGGTCCCAAATTTTATATTCCTGCTGCCGCAACATTATCTGTTCCATTAGAATGGAACTCAATGAAAAAAACAATTTCTAAGATTTCCAGAGGAAAAATAAATGTTCCAGAGATAGAAAATAAAGTATTTAAACTATTATCTAAACTAGATAGTAGTAAAGATTTTGATATTACTCAAATTACTTCTATGCTTGAAGGGATAGGTGACACACAAGAAACTTTTAGCATTACCAGCCCAATAACAAAGAGTAAAAACAGAGGAGCAGAAAGATTGAAAATAGAAGGAGATGAAAGAGAAAAAATAGAAGAAAGGCTAAGAAGTCAAATAAGTCAAAGAAGTCAAAGAAGTCAAAGAAGTAACGTAAATCCTAAGTCCTTGCGTACTTCTCTTCCTCTTAAACCCGAAGTACCGCCTTCTCCTGAACCACCTCGACCTGAAGCTCCACCTCGACCACCACCTCCACCTGAAGCTCCACCACCACCTCCACCACCACCTCCACCTCCACCTCCTCGACCTGAAGCTCCACCTCCACCTCCACCTCCACCTCCACCTCCACCTCCGCCTCCTTAACCAGAAAAATAATTAATTGAATATTTACCTATTTCTAGATAATATATTTTATAATCAAAAGTTATAAAAAATATTATATTTAAAAAGATTTAAAAAGAAGACCCAAAAGCACCTCCTAATGCTCCATTGGCAGCCATTGGTTCCATTGAATCCATAAAAGCATTTTGCATTGCTTGATTTTGGAAATTGTTTCCTCCTCCTCCGCCACCTCCTCCACCGCCTCCTCCTCCTCCACTATTCATCATATTAGGAAGGGAATCTATTAATGAAATATTATTTTGTGCTGGTAATTGATTTACTCGTGGTGCTATAATAGTATTATCAAGACTATCTGCTCTACTTGCTTGATGAATACCTGGTTGACTTACTCTAATATTTCCCTGATTGTTTCCTCCTTTTGTTTGGGGTTTTCCATTCCACATTTCAAGTATTCTATCGTATAATATGTTTATTTTTGCACCTAATTTGGTTTGCATGGTCATTATTAAAACTAATGTAGGAATAATGAAACTTATTTCATTAAATTTAGTATATGGAACGTTGCTATATGTGGGAAAATACCTAATAATTTTATCAATGAAATACATAGCAATAAATAATACACCTAGTTGAATTACTATTTCTATTACTAATTCAATACTTTCTTTTCTATCATCATCTTCAGGTATATATTCTTTTATCATTTTTAATAATACTATAACAGGTATTAAAGCAATTATAATATATTGAAACATATTCAATAATATTGCTTTATTATCACTATCAAAATTGAAAACGTAATTGAAAAATCCAGAAGGACTTAATTTACTACTTCCTCCAAAAGAACCAGTGTCTAAAGATTCTTCTATGGTCATAAATACTATTATATATATAAATTAAAAAAATTATTATTATAAATTATTTTACCTAAATAAAAGAATTATTATTTTAATTAATCTAGACAAATAATATTTCAATAAATAATATTTTAATAAATATTAAATATTTATTGCTAATATTATTAAAATGTTAAAAAAATCTTGTGAATCAATAAAATATAGAAATAATAAGTATCACGAAGAAAATCAATATTTAAATTTACTAGAAGACATATTGACTAATAATGCGGAATTTATTGGAAGAAATGGAAACACATTATCTATTTATGGTTCAGCAATGCATTTTTCTCTTGAAAATAATAAAATTCCTCTAATTACTACAAAAAAAGTGGCTTGGAAAACTTGTTTACGAGAATTATTATGGTTTATTAAAGGAGATACAAACAATAAACATTTAAAAGAAAAAAATGTTCATATATGGGATGAAAATGGGTCGCGTAATTTCTTAGACGAACGTGGATTATATAACAATAATGAAGATGATTTAGGTCCAATATATGGGTTTCAATGGCGTCATTATAATGCTAAATATGTTAATTGTAATAGTAACTATACTAATAAAGGCATTGACCAATTAAAACAAGTAATTGAGTTTTTAAAAGATCCTAAACAAAGAAATTCTAGGCGAATGATTATTACAGCATGGAACCCTTGTCAATTAGATATTATGGCACTACCCCCTTGTCACATAATGATGCAGTTTAATGTAACAAATAATACAAAATTAAGTTGTTCAATGTATCAACGTTCTAATGATGAGGCGTGCGGAACATGTTTTAATATTGCGTCGTATTGTTTTTTAACACATTTATTGGCAAAACATTGTGATTTAGAACCATACGAATTTCTTTATTTTAAAGGAAATTGCCATATTTATAAGGAACATGTTGAAAACATAAAAATACAATTACAGCGAGAACCATATGAATTTCCTACTTTGGAAATTATTAACAAGAGAGAAAATATTGAGGATTATTGTGAAGAGGATTTTATTATACATAATTATAAACATCACGACCCTATAAAATATGTGATGGTTCCGTAAAAAGTTTTATTAGATTTTTAATAATAATAATAATAATAATAATAATAATAATAATAATAATATTAATATTATTATGGTTTAAAAAAGAGATATTATAATATTGTAAATATGTCTACGGCAGCTTTAGCTTCTGCACGAAGAAGACGAACAACAAATGAACCGGTAGCATCATCTCAAAATGCTTCAAACAAAT